CGACATTCAGACCAGGGTGGGGCAGGCGCTAGCCAAGTTGGACTACGAGCGCATCGAAAAGCGCAACGCACCAGGTCGATTTGTGTACCGAAAAATCATGGAAGCATCAAAAATTCAACACGTTTCACCTGTGGATAAGTATGTTGATAACTCACAATCAATGCCTATTTAATGAATAGTTATCCACAAGTTATGAACAATAATATTTCCATACCTTCCATACCTCGTGCAGCCCTCACACGTACACATGCACCCGCACACACACACACGAGAGCGGGTGTGTGTGTGCATACGCGCCCGCACACACCAACTACCTCTAAGGTATGGAAGGTATGGAATATATGAGAAACCAAGTGAATTTGAGGCAGTCCATGCCAGAAACAGCTATTTTTGTGGACTCCAAGCGAAAAGAGTTTGGCCTGGAGTTTGTCAACGGCTGCATCAAACAAGCCTTGGCAGGTGTTCCAGGTTGCTTCTACGCCATGGAGAACGGGCATGTGCTTGGCACACCCTTCGCAGCTACTGACCCAATCGACACCTACCAACGCATGGCCGTACTCACCGGCTGCAAGTTCGCAGCCTTCATTGCCGAGCCACCCGCCAGTGCGGTAGCACCGTAACCAGACCCAAGGACTCGACCATGCAGCTCAACATCAACATCACCGGCCTGGACAAAGTAAAAGCCCAACTGGGCAGCCTTGGAAAGCAAGCCAACTTTGCAGCCAGCAAGGCGCTGAACACCACGGCCTATGCCATCAATGCTGAGCTGAAGACGCAAATGCAATCCACCTTCAAGGGTGGGGCCACAGCGTTCACCCAGCGTGCGTTTAAGGTGGATCGGGCTACCAAGTCCAGCCTGACCGCAACCGTGTCCCTGCGCACCGATGCGCCTGCAGGCGGCACCACCTACGCCAAAGCCCTGTCGCACCTGTTCACGGGAGGCCAGCGCAAGTACAAAAAGCTGGAAGGCTGGCTTCGCGCCCGCCGCCTGCTGCCACCAGGCCTTACGGTGGCACCCGGTGCAGGCATGCCACTGGATGCATACGGCAACATGCGCCGCGCCGCCCTGACCGAGATGCTGGGCGTGGTCGGCACCCAGCGCACCAACCTGCGCGTCTACCGCCGAACGGGTGCAGGCAAGGCGCAAAAGGCTGTTGGCTACTTTGTGGTGTTGCCCGGCGACAAAAGCCGAAAACACCCAGGCATCTACAAGCGCATCGAAACCGGTACCACCAGCACCATCAAAGCCATGGTGCTCTATGTGGACCCAGCCAACTACCGTCGCTTCGTGAACCTGGAGAAACTAGGGCGCGATGTGGTCACCAAGACATTCCAGCCTGCGTTCGACAAAGAACTGGCCAGCGCTTTGGGGTCAGCCAGGTGAGCGGACCACCCCCCGGCATCGGGTCCTCCTGGGGGAGTTCCCACAAGGGTAATGCGCACCGCGATCTTTCGCTAGTGGCCCAAAGTTTGAAAAAGTGAAGTAGACCGTTAAACAGGCATCCAAAGTGAAACCAAACCGAGTCACAAAATCAGAATACGCCAAGCTGCGCGGTTGTGCCGCCAGCGCGGTAACGCGAGCCATCAAGGAGGGGCGCATCACCACGATCCAGGTGGATGGCCGCGAGATGATTGAGGTGGCGGTGGCCGACATTCAGTGGCAGAGCAACACCCGCGCCCGAGTGGACAGCAGCAGCGCCGCTACCGTAGCCGCTGCGCCCGCTGCGATCGTGGCCAATGAAGTGGGAGCCAACACCAGCTACGAAGAGGCCCGCCGCCGCCGCGAAACTGCCGAGGCCAACCTGGCAGAAATGAAACAGGCCGAGATGCAGGGCACGCTGATCCGCGCCGATGCAGTCCGAGCAGCCTGGGCCGCCAAGATCACTGGCGCCCGCGATGCCTTGCTGCAGATACCCAGCCGCATCGCCCCTGTGCTTGCTGCAACCGCTGACCTGGTGGAGGTCACAGCGCTGCTGGAGGCTGAGCTGCGTCAGGCACTGGCTGATTTGAGTTCCGAGGTGAACTGACCCATGGGCTCCCGCGACCTCCCCGACGACTACGCCCGCGCTGCTGCGCTGGTCGACTCCCTGTTCGCGGAGTTCATGCGCCCGCCCGCCAACCTGACTGTCAGCCAGTGGGCCGACAAAAACCGCATGTTGTCTGGCAAGGCATCCAGCGAGCCCGGACCTTGGCGCACAGACCGCACGCCCTACCTGCGCCAGATCATGGATGACCTCTCGGCCCGGTCTACCGTGCAAGAGGTGGTGGTGATGTTCGCAGCTCAGCTCGGAAAGTCCGAGACCGGCAACAACTGGCTGGGCTACATCATCGACAACGAGCCCGGCCCGGTCATGATTGTGCAGCCCACCACCGACATGGCTAAGCGCTTCAGCCGCCAGCGGATCACGCCCATGCTGGAAGAAACCCCCGTGCTGCGCCGCAAGGTGCGCGAGAACCGCAGTCGCGACGATGCCATCACCACCCTCATGAAAGACTTTGCCGGCGGCGTGCTGGTGGTCAGCGGTGCCAACAGCGCGGCCAGCCTGCGCTCGATGCCAGTGCGGTATTTGTTCCTGGACGAAATCGACGCCTACCCGCTGGACGTGGACGGGGAGGGCGACCCGGTAGCCTTGGCAGAAAAGCGCACCAGCACCTTTGCCCGGAAAAAGGTGCTCAAGGTCAGCACCCCCACCACCAAGGATTTTTCACGCATTGAGTCCGCCTACCTGCAAAGCAACGCCTGCACCTTTCAGGTGGCCTGCCCGCACTGTGGTGAGCACCAGGCGCTGATATGGGGCAGCGCCACACCGCATGGCCTACGCTGGGACCGCAGCGCCGATGGTTCCCCGCTGCTCGACACCGTGCGCTATGTCTGCCAGCACCATGGCTGCGAGATCCGGGAGCATGAGAAGCCTGGAATGCTGGCCAGCGGCTATTGGCAAGCCAGCCGGGAAAGCGCCCGCACAGGCCGCCTGACCGGCTACCACCTCAACGCCCTCTATGCGCCGTTGGGCTGGGTGAGCTGGGCCGACCTGGTGCAGCAGTTCACTGAAGCCACAGCAACATCGAAAAACGGCGACATCAGCAAGCTCAAAACCTTCACCAACACCGTGCTGGCCGAGACCTGGGAAGAGCAGGGCGACCGCACCAACACCCATGACCTCATCAAACGGGCGCCCGACATCCCGCTGCGCCAAGTGCACTGGGGTATGTTTGTCTGCACCATGGGAGTGGACACGCAGGGCGACCGACTGGAGGCGTATGTTTGGGCCTGGGGCCGCGGCCTTGAGCGCCAACTGGTCGATCGCCAGATCATCTACGGCGACCCCGGCCTGCCCGAAGGTGAACCCGGCAGCCCATGGACCGCACTCACTGACTACCGCCGCACCCCCATTCAACATGTCAGTGGGCGCACCGTGCTGGTTATGGCCACCATGGTTGACTCCGGAGGGCACCACACCCAGGCGGTCTACGAGTACGCCCGCAGGCACCAGCACATGCACGTCTATGCGGTCAAGGGCATGAGCGTGTCGGGCAAGGCCATCCTTGGCAAGCCATCCGAGCAAGATGTCAACTGGCGCGGCCAGAAGGTCAAGCGTGGCGTCAAGCTATGGCCCATCGGGACCGACACCGCCAAGGCCGAAATCTATGGCCGTCTGCGCAATACCGAGCCCGGCCCCGGCTACGTCCACATCAGCAAGCACCACCACCCTGACGTGTTTGAGCAAATCACCTCCGAGCGCCTGGTCACCCGCTACATCAAAGGCCACGCCAAGATGGATTGGGTCAAACCTGCAGGCAAGCGTAACGAGGCGCTCGACTGTGCCGTGTACGCCTTGGCCGCCGCCCACTTTTTGGGCATAGAACGCTGGCGTGAGAGTGACTGGTCACGGCTGGAGAACCAGGTGCAAGGACAAGATCTATTTGATTCAATAGCCTCTCCGGAGCTCCAAAAAATAGAAGTAAAAACACCCGAAAACCCAACAGATACAAGCGCAGACAGCTATCAAAAAAATAGCAACGCGTCC